AGCAATATGATAGGGATCGCGCTAAAAAGAATAAAATTCACCTCTGGGATCGCAGTCCCCGTTGTACCATTAAACTTTAAAATAGATGGATTTTGAGAGAACGACACACCATTCAAATAAATGTCATCTCCCTGTTGGACAAATTTATCTATAGAATTTAAAGTAAGTTGCGCGTTTGGTGATAAGTTGACGATAGATCTTTCTGTTTGGCTATTTATTGAAGCTCCAGCCCCTCGTAGAGTTAAACTGCTGGTTGAATCAACATTTATTTCTAACCCTATCGCTGAAAACATAGCGTTCATACTCGATCCTTCAGTTATGTTTAAAGTAGAATAAACATTATCATCGTCATCCACCCCAGTAAAACCATTGTTGTTTTGAAAAGTAAAATCCGTAGATTTCAATGTAACCGAAAAGCCATCACCGATTTCTATGTTTGAATAAGAGGGACTATCTTCAAGTATTAAGGCGTCTGTAATAGTTAATATGTTAGCGATAGGAGAATCCCTATCTAATTCCAGAGAATCTGATTGTGAAAAATCCCAATTTGGAGCGTCATAAAAATCATAAATTTCTTCTTCATCTGCGTCCCAAGTGATAACCATATCTAATTTCTTATCTTTACTTTCAACCATATCTACAACTTCCTCATTGCTAATCTGGATGGGCCTTTGGATATTGACCACAGGGTTGATGTTAGGGTTTTCTGTGGGGTTTACTAGGAATACATTTCCTTCTACAGAGGTAATAACAGCAGATTTAGCTACGGGAATAATTGAGAGTAAAGTTATGAGTGTCCGCTTCATTTCTTCTTTTTCAGTATAAAGTTTTTAAGTTTAGTTAGATTCCCCGTCAACTTACCCAACAACCTGCCCAGTTTACTATCTTCAGGTACAATATAAGAAAGCGTTCCCAATAAACCCAAGATAGAAATAATAAACTCAGGCATTGACCCCATGTAAGGAGCGAGTATTTTTTCAAATAAATCTTCCATAATAACTATTTTCTTATCATGTTAGGGAGTTTAATCACATCAGGGACTTGAGTGACTTGATCATCTTCTTCTAGTTCGAATGTTTCTTCTGAATTCTCAAAATCTGTTTTTTCTTTTTCACCCTCTTCAGACTGTTCTTCTTCAGGCTCACCCTCTTCAGGTTCTTCCTCTTCAGGTTCCTCCTCCACTTCTTCTTGCTCTTCTTCAGACTCCTCCTCTTTGGACTCCTCCTCTTTAGACTCCTCTTCCTGTTCTTCCTCAGACTCCTCAGATTCCCCCTCTTCAGATTCCTCTTCTTCAGATTCCTCTTCGGATTCCTCCTCTTCTTGATCTTCTTCGGACCCCTCGTCGGATTCTTCTGCTTCACCCCCTTCAGACTCTTCTTCTGTTCCTTCTTCAGTTTCTACAGAATCCTCTTCTTTGACAGCTTCTCCTTCACCTTCTTCATTATTTTCTTCTGTAGGCTCACCCTCATTTCCGTCGGCCTCGTCAGACGCTTCGCCTTCCCCCTCTTCACCAACAGATCCTTCATCTTCCCCTTCTTCTCCCCCTTCGTAACCTTCTTCAGAAGTGCCAACAACATCTCCATAACCTTTTTCGGCATATTCTACGATTGCTTCAGTAACACCTCCAAAGGGTTGAAATCCAATTGTAGTCTCAGTAAAGTTATTTAAATTAGAAAAAACTTGGTGTTCCTGCTCTGCTACAACAGCTATTTCAGTACCTTTTTCTTTTGTTGTCTTAGCTTGGAAGTAAGCTCCACTACCTATAGACATCGTTCCAGCGACTCCGATTGTTCCTACTTTTTGGACTGTCTCTTGTACAAAAGCACTTAAACCAGTAGCGGCACTTGCTGTTTGGGTTGTTGCTCCAGCAGCGGCTGCAGCGGCAGTACCTTTTGCAGCTTTATCTAAAATATCTTTATTTTTTTCAGCTATCTCGCTGAGCTTATCCATAGTGGAAGTCTCAGAGGTTTCAGCTTTAACCGCTTTAGTTTCAGTTGTTTTAACTCTTTCTTCTTCTTCTATAACCTCCTCTTCAACAAAAACCTCTTCAGTTTCTTGCCCGCACTCCTCACAAACACAAGATTGAGCTTCTAAATGTTTGATTCTTTGCAACAACGCCCACGCTGTTTCTCTTGTATGACGATCTAAATCAGAGATGATTTCACTATCATCTGGATTACAGTATTTTTTTGCAAAAGCTTCCGCCTCCGCAAAGTCTTTGCGATGTTCCCCCATCGCATATAATTACACATTAGAAATAAAAAACGATAAAATAATTATATTTTTATATAAAAAAATGAATTAAAAGTGTAACTACCGTTATGGATCATTGGACAGTCATATCCTCATTAACCTCCGCTATATTTGGAGGAGCTTTATGGGGGTATTTAGGTAAAAGATTAAAATCAGAAGAGCAGATAAAAAAATTAGATTATCAAACAGAAGCAATCCTGCGTGATAACCTAATTGATAGAGTCGGTAAGCTAGAAGGCTTACTTATAGAGTCCTCTGATGAGAAGAAGGCGATGAGAGAGCAAATTAGAGAACTAACGGTTCAGGTAGCTGAACTCAAAGTAGAAATTAAATTCCTTAGGGAGGAAAATAAAGAACTTAGAGAAGGAAGAGGTCAGCCCTCCACAGCATAACTCAAGAACTCTGGTCTTCCGGGTTCATGATAATCATTTTTAAATGTGACTACCTTAACTCTTACGCCATTAACTTCAATATAACCAGACATAAATTGTCTGCCATCTTTAGCTTTCTTAATCCAGTGAGCGCCTACTTTAACATGCTTAGACTTGTCCGAAGAGTTCTCTTGCTGCTTCGATGAAGTCACGCCTTGCGTTTGATGGGAGTCTTGCATACTCATTTTTGAATCGTCTGTAATTTCGTTTGCTGATCGCTTGCTCATTTAATAAAAACAGTTTTCTAATTTCTTTTGATTTTTTACCACTCATAATTTTGCTATATAACTCTCTGAATCCTTTATGAATCCAAGTTTATTATAAAGCTTTTTCACTTTATCTCTACTTGGAGACTTCTCAGAGCAGCCCATTTGTATATATTCGAATTTATTGTCTCTTGCGAACTTTATCGCTGTCGCGAATAACTTGTACCCTACCCTTGGGTTATCCGATAGCCAGATATATTCCGAAAAGATTTCCATACCATGCCTTGGCCCTTTATCTTTAATAAATAGAATAGCAGCGTCATAATTGCCTGAATCATTTAGGTTGGCCCATACAAACACGTTGAATGCCAACATCTTGTCATGACCAAAAGCTTGCTTGAGAGAATCTACGCCATTAGGTAACAGATAATGGTAAGTGTTATCAGGATTACTTAAATCTAAACAGTCTGAGATATCATCTGCCGCTTTACAGAATTCTTTAGCATTGATAATCCTCTTAATCATTTATGCAAAATGGCGACGAACTTCCTGACTTCTTTAACCGGGATGTCGGACCAGCACTTCCAATTTTTTACCAATTCTGCGTCATCGTCAGATATAACTTGATCTCTCCAAAAATCTCTAAGAAGGTTCAAAAACTCTTCGAATGTATCTATACCCTTTTTCGCTCTCAGATGCTTCTGGAGTAGAGCTATAGGAGTTGTAGCCGCAGCCTCTACGGACTCTACAGTGACACTGTTATCAGCCCCTTTAGATTTATCTATCTCATCAGCACCAACGATATGGACATTCAAGAAATTCCTTACACAACGGACAAAAGCTCTATTGCAAGCGATAGTTTCAAGGAATTTAGAAGCAAACGAATCTGTATTATCTAATGTAGCGTTAGCTACATCTTCATAAATAGTATTCGCGCCAACACTTTCGTAATTACCTATCCATACTATCCTGCAGGTAGCTTTCACATGACCATGAGCAATATTTTCTGTCTTGAAAGATACGCTCTCAAAACCTCGCAACTTAGCCAACTCTTTGATTCCGCCAAGCATAATCAATAGCTGGTTATCTTTTAATCCTTCCGTAGAGTCTGGGAAAGGCTTGTTTCTCAAGGTGAACCAATCCCTATTAGGGTAGAGAAAGTCAGGCTTAATCATAGCTCTCCAGTTTATAGAGCCGTCTTCATTAAAAATGTAATCCACATTCTTTAACAACCCATGATTATCTCTCTGATAAATATCAGGGCCAAAAACTTTTTCTTTAACCGCTTTCTTCACTACTTTCTTCGCCGCTTTCTTTGCTACTTTTTTCTTGATCATAAATATAAAAGTGTTTTAACTCCTCCCAATACTCAGGAGTATCGATCACTTTGTCGTCAGAGTCAAGACCTTTTTTGAAATGAGCGTAGCTTTTGTAGATTTTTTCCCCCTCTACAATATTCTTGTTAGTTAAGAACTTTGTGTTAGGGTCACAATCAATCTTGTTATTTAACTCGTCTTTGACGTGGACTTGAGTATCAAAATATTTATTCCTAATGCTAGGCAGATCTGAATCTCCTTCCACCAAGAGGATGAAATCAATACCCCACTTCTTTAAAGTGTCTATATATACCTGAGGGATAGTATCTTCCTTGTCTTGGATTGTATAAATGATTTTTTTTATATTTCCTTGGCACGTCATCAACATCTTTAATTGAGGAAGTTGATCTGTGATCATGATAATCTCATGATTTCGGCAGAAATACAGTAAAGGCTCTTCCTCCACCCCATAGTCTACCCGCAAGAATATTTGCTTAGGAAGACCTTTGACTATGGACGTAGGAACCACTTCAACAATTTTTTGATAAAAGGAGTCCCCAATATTAATTGTTTTAAAATTAAAGCACTTAGACCCCACCCCACACAAATCTAGTAATTTTTTGCAGACCAATTCTGGTAAGATCGAATCTATCTGTCTATCAGGGTCTTTATCAGAGAAGCATGGTCTACTATTCCAATCCGGCTCCAAACAAACTTTGTTTTTCGCGCTGCCCCAAAACGGCTTTGTATTATTAGCGTAGTTATTCCCATGTAAAGTTAAAGTCTTGACTCCTTGAGTACTTGCATACTGAGCTAAATGGCTGTCTGGGCCAATGTACATAAGACTTTTAGAGATTATATATGCTTGATTCTTGAACTTACAGTCTAAATGCCTATCCACCCCCACAATAGGCTTATCTCCTCCTATTTGATAAATTTTTATCCCATTTTTCAATAAGGCTGGTTTGACCAACTGAAAAACCGTAGAGTAATGTTTGTAAATTTTAGAAGATGACTTCTCTCCATCATAAAAAACAATATATTTCTCATCTAAACACGGGAAGTAATGCTCCTGAATTTCAGGTTTAGAAATTTTAACTCCCAAATTTTTAGCGTATTCTTGAATTAAATGAGACATTACGTAAGAGAAAATTGATTTTTAGAAATCCCATTATGGGAATAGCAAACCGATTTCTGGGTCGTAGCATGAGGATAGAAAGCCGCATTAAATAACCCATCTGATTTACCAACACCTTCCAAAGCTAAGCAGTTTTCTATTTCCGGGGTGTACTTCATTAACTTATGAACGTATTTATTATCTTCTATAAGTTCGAAATATTCAGGTTTTGTAAATACGTAAATATTATATCCTTTATAGAGGCTTTTAAATTTCTTCATCAATGAATTAACCAATAATATATCTACTTCAGATTGAGGGATTACCACAGCTATTCTCCGATCCCTATCCTCGTCTCCCAGAAGATCCGATAACGAAGAAATATTAGATTTTTGTATTTGTTCATTAGCAACATTTCTAAAGTGTCGAACAATATCCCCCATCTTCTGACCACCACTTAACAACCTTTCCATCCAGTGTTTAACACCTGTAGAGTTCCTATCTACGTCTTCATCAAGTATGTTTTTATAAATATCAATAATTAAATCATCATAGGTTTTATCTTCTTTAATCACATAGTTTGGATTGTAATTTCTAGTCTTAGAGGCAAAATCATAATCGACTTCAGGCATTCCATCTATAATGTCCTCCAGCTGTTTACCTATGACATCTATAGAAAAGTTATCTATAGCCCACTGTCTAGCCACCTTACCTAAATTAGATTTTTCATCCGAAGACATCTTGTAGACACGACCAATCTGTTGACAAATAGATTGAGGGCATGTAGAAGCTTTAATAAATTGTGTACCCGGCTCTCTATATTCATTCCAAGCTAAAGGGATCCCTCCAGACTCTTCAGTGCAGTTATCCTCCCCACAGGAGTAATCTGTCACTAATGTAATCAGCTCTGTAAGTTTAGCCTCTTGGATAGGAATCTCTTGACCCCCGCTCGTGAATGGGTGGCAATAAACATCCATGAGATTGTAAACCTCATTAAGCTGAGTCTCTGTCACGCCCTTCTTCGTATTCGCTGTATTGACAGACTTCTCTGATCCACAGTTAGCGCATTTTTGTTCCTGATCTTTATAAGACGAGACATGATGATGATCACATTTAGAACAGACATAAGTAGTCAATATATCAGAATTATTAATACCTTTTTCTGCCATTAATTTAGGTATATCCCAGCCCTCTTTCCAATGAGTATGTAAAAGTAATTTTGTATTTAAGTCAGGGTTTTCACTTTTGAAAAGTTTGAACCCTTCCAAAATATTAGGGACAGACTTCCTTAACTGATTTCTGAAAACAAAACCTATAATAAATTCATCAGATAACCCACTATCAGACCGCAAACTCTTCCTTTTTTCTTCTCCAAGCTTCAAAAAATTAGAACAATCTAGAGAACCCCTTAAGGTTTTAACATGATTATAGCCTAGTTTTTTCATAGCTTTCTCCGCGAAGCTAGCCCAAACATAGTAATGTTTAGTTTTGGGAGCATACTGAATAGCTTGATCAAGAATAGGTAGACTATCTAATGTAGTCCACAACATACAATTAATCTTATTCCACCAAGGTTTCATGTGATACCCTTTAAAACCCCAAATGTCTTCCATACCAATGTAGACGTCGGGCTTAAACTCTCTTACAGCCTTATCCACATGGCTGAAACCGTACCCCTCCATCCTTTTCTCGTCAGCATTTAAACCTGCTAACTGAGCGGCGGAAGGAAGCGAACCTGCAGCCTCCCAAGGTAGGATTTGCAGAGCCGGATCAGACCAATGACGGCCATTAGCCAATTCAAATAACTCATACTTACCTGTATCATGTAGGTAACGCATGATATTCTTTTTATTTTTGCCAAAACCTGTGAAAGCTTTGCAAAAATTAGAATGAATTAATACCTTCTTCACTGACGAGACTTGAGTTCTTGGTTCTTGGTAAACCTAAAAGCATAAAGCTCTTGAAGAGCAAATTTTAAAAACTCCAGTAAACAATAAGACTCTGACATCTCAACTCCAATGCCAAATTTGTTAGTAGAATTTCTTACTATGCCAAAAGAAAAAGCGTTTTCTCTCCCTTCTCTTAGCCAAGGTTTAAAAGAGATCTGAGTTTTATTATCCTCGTAAGAGTGGTAAGCTGAAAAATCTTTGTAGTTTTCTACGGCATTGATAAAACCGCCGATTTCCACCTCATTCAACTTAATAGAAATTGAATTCTCTGGGTTTTTCGCATTCTGGGAAAAAGATCCTGTTTTCTTCTGGTTATCCCAAGAAAATTGTCTTACAGCCCTAACATAAACACAAGGCTCCCCTGAGCGTCCTGTAGCCCCGATATCGAAACTAAAAGCGCATCCTGTGTTTCTGGGGTTAGGTTTATAAATCTGAACAATCATACACGATTGTATGAATTTCTGAGCTTAATTCAAATTAATAAGTGTATATATAAGCATGGATAATTTTGATGTTGACCCTGAAGTAGCTAAGAGTATTAGAGAGAAATTTGGCATAAGTAAAGACACTTTTAAAAATAGGGCAGACTTTATGGTTAAGTCCGAAAGAGACAGAGAAGATGTGGTAAAGCTCTTAGCTCTTATAAAGCAACTCAGAGATGAGGAAGCTAGCTGCTAGAGTTGTTATCTAAGATAGGCTCTGTTATATTTTTTGTAATAAACTCCCTATTATCTCTAAAAATAGGGATCTTGCATAGTCTATTGTAGCTCTGAGAAAAAGAATCTATAATATTCATTATGGTCTCGACCCTAGAAGACTCATACAAATAAACCTCTTTTAAATACTGCAGCAAATATTGGATAGCCTTTTTTCTCAACTCTATCTGGTAAAAATCATTATAAAGACTTCTATCCTCCTCTATAGACATCCTTGCTGACACATCCTTGATTAATGACCTCTCGACATCTTGATTAAGACCAAGGAATAAAACCATATTAGCTATGTCAGAATATACATGCCCTTTACAGGCATACCTCAAATCCTTAAAAAGGAATTGGTCGCCAGTGACAAAAATAGAGTTTTTAGATATGTCCCCTAATATATTACCTGTATAAACTTTAGGGAGGTTTTGTAGCTGATCTTTAATTTCAGACTTTAGGCAGTCTATGATCATTTTTGATTTGCCGAAATCTGAATTATGCTCAATAAAAGATATTTGATCCGCATCAAAACAAGAAGACATATCTGATTCTAATAAAAAATGTTTAATCAGAGTCTTATAAGTTACTCTATAATTAGTAAACTTAGAAAACCCCACATAACAATCGCAAAAATTACGGAATTCTCGTGTTAATTGCGACCTCCCATAATCAAAAAGAGGTTCAGAGTAGCTTGACTCAGTCAATAAAAATAAGAGTTTGTCACCTATTTTTACCTCACCACTATCAATATACCTCGTTGATAATATTGATTTGGAATTTTTTACATTTTTAATCTCCCTTTTGAACTTAACACTGTCGTAATCCAAGGAGAATTTTAAATCAAAGATCCTATCTCCACTTTCCAGTTTGTAGAAATCATAATCCTCTTCTATATAAACTAAAGAAATCTTATCAATATCGATATCTTCCGAACACTGAGATAAGATCTTCTCTATAATCCGGGTCTCGACAGAATTGATCCCTTGACTAGCGGGTAAGCTATATAATCTATCCTTGAAGATGGAACTGATTTTCATTATATTATTATAAATAAAACCCACCCCTTTTAAAGGATGGGTTTTAAGTATGTAATGCAGTAAACAACAAATCGTATAAGCTTGACTAGCTTACTTTACCAAAAGTCTTAGACGCAATACGGACTCCACTGACACTTGTTTTAGCCAAGCGGCGGGTGCGATTGAAATTGCGATCATAGATCACAATTGTTTGATCTGTTTCTGATTGAAGCTGAGCATTAAGAACTTCTCCCTGTTTAGTATAAAGACCGAAGAAACGACCTTTACTATTCCTAATAGCTTTAAGTAACCTTTGATTCATATGAATACATTAAGATATAATGACTTTTTTGTCAACAACTTTTAAAGATATTTTTTCATAACCTTCATTATTGATCATAAAATCAGCTAGTGGGAATTGAATCATACGGACGACTAAAGATTTTATGTCCCTAGCATTCAACTTCTTCAGTTTTATTTCTGACACTACCAAATCCTTAACTCGTTTGTTAATTGAAAGGGTAACATTTTTTGTCTTTAACCTGAGCTTGAGTTTGGAAATCTCAGAACCAACTATGTTGGCCATAATACTGTCATTCAATCCATTAAAAATAACTGTATTCTCAACACGAGCTAACAACTCTGGGCGAAGCTGCTTCTTTAAACTATTATTATAAGCTTCTTTCTCGTGGTTGTCATCGACAAAACCTACAGATCTCTTGCTTGCAGAAGCATGACCTATGTTAGTAGTTAGAACTATAATACATTTGTTAAAGTTCACCCTACGGTTCAAATTATCTGAGACATAACCCTCATCTAAAAGATGTAGTAAAAGATCCAATATTTTAGGCTCACTTTTCTCAATCTCGTCAAATAGTATAACCGAGTTAGGATTATCCCTTACAAAATCAGTTAGGATACCACCTTCTTCATAGCCAACGTAACCTGCGTTCGCTCCAAGCAGCTTAGACATACCAGTTTTATCTTGATACTCACTCATATTCAACTGCAGAAAAGCGTTTGAATTACCAAAAAAATGTTTTGCAATGTTTTTAGCAGTAAAAGTCTTTCCCACGCTAGTAGGGCCAACAAACAAAAAGTTAGTGAGTGGTTTTTCTGGGTCATTTAAACCTGCTTTTACACAAGTTAAAGTATTGTAAACTTTGTCTATACATTCTTCTTGGCCGAAAATCTCCTTCTTCATCTTACTTTTAAAGACTTTGAAGGATTTTCTACTCTCACCTATAGTCTTTTTGGGAATGCCAGTCTTCTTTTCTAAAACATCTAATATATCGTCTCTAGTTACTCTAGCCACATTATCTTCTGAGTCTACAAAACTAACAAGCTCCTTGACGTAGTCTTGAACGAAAGATTCCATTTCTTTTTCGTCAAAAGTATCTCCCTCTGCCAAAGCAAATTTATCTCTTATCTCTTTAAGTTCTTCTGGGCAGTAATCATTTTTAATCTTTGCCCTAGACCCCACATGATCAACAATATCAAAAGCTTTATCCGGAAATTTTTTGTGAGACAAGTAAATTTCACTCAAATCCAAGATGTCTTGAATGTTTTTATTGCTGTACTTTACCTTATGATATTTTTCATAATGAGGTAGAGAACCTTTAATCATTACAGCTGTCTGCTCTTTAGTAGGTTCACCTATCTCAACTTTATCGAACCTGCGTTTTATAGACGGATCTTTATCAAAAGATTTTTGATACTCTTTTGATGTTGTAGCCCCAATACATTTTATTGAACCCCTAGCTAAAGCAGGTTTGAGCATGTTCGCAGCATCCAGAGAGTTATCATTAGAACTCCCAGCCCCGATCATCGTATGTATCTCATCAAAAAATAAAATGATATCATTGCGACCTTCTACTTCCTTCAAGAGACCTTTGAACCTTTCCTCAAACTGACCTCTATACTGAGTGCCAGCAATCATCGAAGCTATATCAACAGAATAGATACTTGATATAGCAATATGAGTAGGGACATCCCCATTAACAATCTTCTGAGCTAACCCCTCTACGATAGCGGTTTTCCCTACACCCGCTTCCCCAACTAAAACTGCGTTGCTCTTATCTTTCCTAGAAAGGATCTCCACCAAGTCTTCTATTTCATTATCCCTAGAAGTAATTGGATTTTGATCTTGTTGACAAGCTTCTAAATTTAAGTCTGTGCAATATTCAGTCAAGTATTTCACTGGCTGATCTAAATCTTCCAGAAACGACCAATCTTCCTCTTTCCTTTCTTTGTCTCTTGGGACAGCAATCACTAAGCTGGGGTCATCTACCAAATCATAGATAACCTCTTCCATATGAGCTATGTCTTGGCCGAGTTTTTTCAAATAAGATAAGAAAGATGAACTATCTCCAGCGGATAAAAGGCAATGAAGTATATGTTCAACACCCACAAAATATTCTTCGTGAGTATCCGCAAAGTCTTTCGCGTCAGATATTATCTGATTTAGCTCTTCATGCCAACTACTGCTATTTTTATTCTTTTTGAAATATTTAGGATTTTCTAAAGAAAACCCAATGAAATCTTGACGAAGTTGATTTGGAGAGCAGTCAATACCCCTGCTCTCAAAGAGCAGTTGGACCCTATCCGAAAGGTTCTCTATACAACTATAGAATAAATGAGCATTCCGTATAAGCTCATGTTTATTTTCTTTAGCAAAGAGCTGAGCATCTTTAATAGCTTTTTTTGCTTTAGGCGTTAAATTGTAATCCGTTAAAGACATCATAATTATTTACACTTATTTTAGCTGAGAAAGCTTCATATAAATTTTATCTTTTAAAGATTTTACGCTATCGACGAATACTATACCATCACCTTTAACGCCATTTATTATTACAACATCCTCTTTTTTGGGCAGTTTATTACCAGCATTTAAGTAGTCTGTCAAGCGAGATTCTCTAGCCCCATCCATCAATAAAGCATTAACAATACCCTTCTCGTCATGAAGTTCGAACCTCGCGTATTTATTACCATTTCTACTTGTCCTCTTCATCACATCAGCCAATACCCCTACGAATTGCACAGCCCCTCTTTGCTCTGTATCCTTTACCGTCTGAGAACATTGATAGTCTTCTGGATATTTAAATATATCTCTAATGCTGTAGGAATAGCTATAACCAAGGAGCTTCGTCTCAAAATACCAATTAGCATATTTTATTGATCCTTTATTCTTCTCGCAGATCTCAATATATGGAGCGCGTTTCTTCTCCAAAGTTTTTATCCTCCGCTCCGCAAATATCTTCTTATCATCATCAGCGATTAAACCTTCAGAAATAGCTTTTTCTATAGATTCGCAAATATTGTAGTTATGCTCTTCACCTAGAGCTAGGAAATTTCTTTTTTCTCTATCTGTAAGAGAATTAAAAGTCTGAGCTTCTAAAGCCAAATCAGACCTATTTTTAGTGACGAAAGAATCTAGTAATCCAGCTTGGATAAGACTTGATAGAACACCAATATTTAAACCCGCTTGTTTAGCAGCCCTAAACACGTCATACTTGTTTGAGAAAGCTCCTTCTCTAAACTCCAACAGATGAATCAAAACCTTCTCAGAAACCCCTTTGATCGAATTTAAACCATATCTGATATCTTTACCCTCGATCTTAAAATCTATGTCAGACTTATTCAAGTCAGGAGGTAAGAGTTTTATGTCAAAATTAGGCAATTCTTGAGAAACTTTAGATATTTCATCATGACTATTCGGCTCAAACTTAGCGAACTTCAAGAGGCTCAAGAAGAATTCTTGAGGGTATTTGAATTTTAAGTATACAGTGATCGCAGCGAGATAAGCATAACTAATAGAGTGAGACTTATTGAATGAGTAATTAGCTGAATCTTCTGCGACTTTCCAAAGAATATCCGCAATTGAAGGGTCTAAGTTTGATTCAATAACTTTATTAGAAATCTTCTCTTTCCACTCAGGCATTTTATCAACCTTCTTCTTGCCCACAATTCTCCTCAACTGTTCCGCCTCATCAAGAGTAAACCCGACTTTAACAGCCATCTTCATCAACTGTTCTTGATATAGAGGTATACCACCTGTGTAACTGAGAACGTCATCAAAGAATTCAGACTGAGATTGGAACTCTCCAGTCCTAACATAGGTAGCATAATCATCTTTGAAATCTAAAGCTCCGGGTCTTGCGATAGCGACAACAGCAGAGAGTTGTTCTAGATTCCTAGGAGCTATTTGCTGGCACACCTTGAAGTTTGTATCAGCCTCGATTTGGAATAGACCTTGCGGAGACTCAAGGCAGGAAAGAGCTGCATAAATCGAAGGGTCATGAGGATTTATACTATTAACATCAATACCTAAACCTTCACAAACATCATTGACCACAGACAGAGTCCTTAGACCAAGAATATCAAACTTAACACTCAGACTAGCTACATCATCCATGTCGTAACCTGAAATCAAAGACCCGTCATTAGTTCTTTGAAGAGGCATTATATCTGACTGGTCATAATAACAAATTGAAATACCTGATGGATGGACACCAGTATTTTTAATCAGACCTTCAAGCTTTCGAGCTATTTTAAAAGATTTTTGATTATCATCCGCATACTTTTTGAAAGTCTCGCTCTCTTCATAAGCGACAGCCAGCTTTGCAACTTTACCAAACTGCTTAGGAATACTATCGCTGATTTGATTGACATCAGATTCAGATAGACCCCCAACAATCTTGCCGCATTCTTTGATACACAGCTTACCACTCAGGGTATTTAGAGTAAGAATCTTCGAAGTCTTCCCTTTGTATTTGTCTTCAATATATCGAACAACTTCAGCCCGACGATTATAAGAGATATCATTATCGACATCAGCAAGAAGAGACCCGTCCAAAAAAGTGTCTCCATTATGCTCGATTTTTCTTGCTCTGCTCCTCGACACAAATCTCTCAAAAAATAAGTCATATTCAATAGGGTCAATATTTGTTACACCTAAAAGGTACAAAACTAAAGAACCAGCTGCAGATCCTCGACCCGCGCCAGTTGGGATTTTTTCTGTTTTACAAAAATACAAGATATCCCAATTAAGAAGAATGTAGTCAATGAATCCCAGCTCATCGAAAATATCAAGCTCCATTTTTGTTCTGTCATAATATTCTTTTCTGTTATCAAACTTGGTTATCTCTTTATCTCTTAGACCTTTCCGACACAACTCAAATAGCACCTCTTTGTTAGAGCTGTCTAAATTTAGATCCAGACTCTTTAAGATTTCCTCGGATATACTAATTTCTGGTAGCTTTACTCCAGCCGGGAATGGGTTCTTGTATCTCATAATTCAATGTCGAAAATTTGCTTCTGAAAGATTTTAAAATTCATCTCAATGTCGTAGAGAGCATTGTGGAGTCTAGATTTATCGTGGTCAATATTATATTTCTTCAATAAAGCTAACTGACTGGTCTTCAACCCTCTTTGGAAAAAGTTGACCCACTTATACTGCCAGTAAATAAAGTTATCCATATCTGGTTCGTCATTCTTTTCGATAGCTCTAGCCAAACTCAAAGTGTCGATAATGCGGTCAATATACGAATGGTCAGACCCTAAGCCCAAAAGCTTTCTCCAGATGTTTATCATATAAACGTCAAACCCTAGAAGGTTCTGCCCTAAGATAATATATTCTGGATTATACAACTCTTTAGAAAAATCATCCCACACATCTTTCGGGTCTTCAGCATTCTTCTTGTAATACCTGTCATCAAAATGATTGATATTAGCTGCCCCCTCAGACATATTTAAATCAGGCCAAAATAAATATCGATCATTCTTCTCAAGAATTCTACCGCCTTGAGCTATGACCCAAGAGACTTGGAAAGGCTTAGATTTTAATAAGTTCAATCCCTCTGTCTCTGTGTCTAAGACAAGATACTTCTGCCTCTTGTCAAAACGTAATAATTGATCATTCATAGGTTTTTAAAAAACTTTCTAAGCTGAATTCATCACTTCCAAAGTGATTGAGGTTTGGACTCTGCAAGCTAGCCTGTCTACCGAAAGACCGTCTAGACAATATCTTATAAGTTTGCAGAGCTTCGACATCTTGATCATCTTTATACAGGATGGTCTTAACCTTGGCAATCCTATATTTGTCTTTTGCATATAACGCAACCTTAGACCATAGCAGATGATCGAATGGCAATTTGTTATTCTCGACCCAAAAAACAGGATTAAAATTATTTAAGTCTGGGATGCAATTCTTGTGGAAGAAATTATTCTCGTGGATGAAGCTATCGTAGAAAGGAACTACAAAGCTAAGATGATCTGCGTCCCAGAGTTCAGAAAAACTTTTATAATCTATTTTGCCTGTAGACTCAGAAAAAGCTCGTGAGTATATCTTGTTCAAGAGTTTGCAACCCTCGTCATCTTTAGCGAAGATAATGTTTTTGTGATCCGAATCCTTATCTTCAGCAGACATATCATTACAAAAAGTCAGCCTCAAACCATAAAAAAGGTTCAGCTTATTCCTCTGACAAGCTTTGAAAGCTTTCATGAAGCTGGTCAAATTATCCTCAACCAAAACGACATCATTGATGTCATTGTCCATACACATTTGAATGATTGAATCAGGGCCAACGCCATGAGATTCATCATCTAACGTTAAGATGCTTTTTCCAAATGAGTAAGTAGATCTAAAAACAGGAGTCATCACTCCTCAAATATACAGATCTAGAAACCTACGTCAAGAACAATAAGCAGGGCAACCGGGATAATATTCTATCTGATAAGTGCAACCCTCTGGGACTAGGTCTTCTGAGAAATCTTCTTCGAAGCAAGAACCAACAGGCTGGCCAGCTTTATTTTTAAATAAATAATAAAAGAAATCAAACTTCATAGAACAGTGCCATTTTATGTTGCCGTCTTTCTTCAACTCCCCTTTTTGTTTTGCAAAGCCACAAAGTAAACGCCCACTGAATGAATTGTCGGAAGGGAAACTTTTCCTAGCAGCTAAATTGCTCATAGCGTCTTTTTCTGAAAAACCGTCTAGATATTTTTGAATCTCAGTGAGTTGCATCTCAAAGCCTAAAAGATCCTCATCACTCAACGGCTCCATCCTCATAACACCGCTTTTCTTGGCATCTGGATCTAGATCAAATTTAACAAAGAGGAATTCACTCTGTTTATTTTTATACTCAGGAAATAAATGTTGGCTAGCTAAGCTATACATTAAGTCCTGCATATTATCTTCAGCATCTTTCCCTTTAAAGACTTCTTTGCTAGTTTTAAAGTCCCTAATGAGAGCAAATTTTTGCTTTTTGTAAAGAAAGAGTTTATCAATAAAACCTCTAATCCTGTAGGCGATGTCCCCATCGTTTTTGACTATATCAAAATCCTGCTCAGAAAGCTCCTCTGTTGGGTCATCCAAATCATACCCAAAAAAATCATAGCTCAAACCATTAAAGGTCATCTCTTTAATCATTTGGATATTTTCTTCATCATCTACCCCCTCACGGCGAGCGTGTTTCATTACTAGACGCTCAACACAAGGCACAGAAAAGATATCCTGCTTCTTCATTATTTTGTCATAATGCTTCCTATGGCGTGGATCGCCAAGCACCTCGAAGATCAAATGGCATATAGAACCTCTCCTAGCTCCATCATTACTAGTGTCTGGCAGTTTCAATTTGTATTTACACCAATACAACCAAGAACAGCTCTGGGCTGTTTTTATTCTACTAGCAGAAAGAGCTGTTTGCGGTTCACTCATTTAAAATTTCTGATTTTTTTATGTCCTTCTGAGAGAACTGGTTTTTATTTTGGCTAATAAATAAAGCGAGCTTCTTTCTCTGTGAGGGTTTATCAACCTCTTCATCTAGCCAGCTTTTGATATTATATGAATTTTCATGAGCTTCTCCAAAATCATTCGCTTTATTTGGGGGGAACTTAACGGACAGGATATCTAAGTCAAAAAAATGAGACAACTTGAGGTAAGCTTTAGCTGCCCCTATCAATCCCCTATTCTCAGAAGAATGAGCATCATAATTAGTAGATACAATTACATTATCTAGAGCTTTAGAAGAAAGATAGTTAATTATATTCCCTCCAACAGACAGCCCAAACATAACCAAAACATTTTTTACACCGTTTTCATAAAGAGCTAATGCATCACCGATACTCTCCACGAGGATGACTGTTTTAGTCCTTAGTATTTCTTCATCGCACTCATGATTAGGGATATAAGCTGGATATACCCAATTAGACTTCTTGCCTATATGTTTCCATTTGGGAATATTCTTCTGTATCTTCCCGGCATCCACGCTTCGCCCTGAGAACCCAATGATCTGTGAGTTGCTATTGTATACAGGGAAGACCATCCTACGATACATTTTCCCCACACCAGACAAGCCTACTTTAAAAGCTTTTTGGGTGGCTTCCGAAATGTCCCTTTCTTTATAAAAATTGTAATGAGGAAATAACTTTTCTAGCATTTCGTCTGGGTATATCTTTTCCATTTCTATCCTCTCTACTGGTTTAGTAATAAAAGTTTTGCTCTTCCTGATCTTTTGGAGGGTCTCTGAAAATTCAGATTTATCACCTACAGTCATCCTGACTAAAGACTCAAAAGTTTGAGAGCCTTTACTCTCAACGAAGTCCATCCAAATCCCTGTGTTTTTATAAATCTTTAGAGCTGTAGCGTTATCCCCGTTCCGGTAAAGAGCTTGCGCCCTCCAGTGATCGCCACAATCAATGAGATTGTAACCTATCGACTCAAGAATTTTCTGGAACTCCTCCGAATGAATCGAAGTCTGGGATTGGTGTTGGTGCTGCATCTGGATTACTTTGGTCTAGTTCTGGATCTCCGTTTCTAACTCTTATAATATCACGAAGGTCTCCCCTCTCTGAGATATTAAAATTATTAAAATCAAGATTAATAAAGTTCTTCCTTAATGAATCATCCACTTGAACAGGTTCAATAGCTCCAGCTATATCTCTACCCAAACTTCTGTATTTAACACTGATCATCTTATGAGTCCCGAACCTCACTCCTTCTTCTTGGATCTCATCCTCAGTCTTCCTTCTCAGAATGAACATATGTGAACAGAATTGTGTAATCCTATCAGATAGAGAAACAATACTCTCATCATCGACAATATTCTGGGAGTTCCGGTTGGTAGTAATACCGCTCCTATTAGATTGAACAGAAGTAATCATTGGAATGACAGGTTCACCATCTTCAAGAACATCTTTCTGGATGCACCTTTTGAATTTATCAACCATCTCCCCGACGACCTGCCACTCATTCTGATTAGAGTTGGCTGTATTAGTCGTCTTAATATAGTCAAAAGAAAAGACCATTTTGTTACCGCGACCAACTGTAGAGTAGTAAAACCTCTTCAAAGTATTTATCATCCCATCAACATCCATCCCCCCTACATTGTAGTAATAGAATTTAAGTTTGTTAATTTTGGGCCAGACAGAGCGAACTTTCTCGACGACATCTGCACCAGCAGCCCTCCATTTACCACTCTCCAACAAATGCATGGGGACTCCAGAATGAGCAGCGCATTGACGCATCATAAGCTCTTCCTTGCTCATCTCTCCATTATCAAAATGTAGAACTGGGACTCCATATTTCAAAGCTACTTTTGTAGCGTAATCCATGCAGTATTGTGTCTTACCAACTCCTGATCGAGCAACTATGACAGTAATGTTTCCGGGCCGTAACAAAGAGCCATAAATATCATTAACTTTCTCATGCGGCCCCATCATACCGAACTCTTCAATAGGGTTGTTGCCCCGCTCCTCAATCAGAGCCTCCATATCATCATAGATATTCTCTGGGACATCATTACCTATCTCAAACAAGTTAATCTTAGAATTGTAGATATGATCTGCCGTCTCGACGATATCTCTATAAGAAGATTCAGGCTTGATAGCTTTCATCTTCTTGCTTATATCCTCACAAGATTCTAAGATTTCCCTCCTTATTGAATATTTTTTAAGCTCTTTGCAAGTCTTTATCAAATTGCCCGAAGGGACAGATCTCATCGCTAAAGATTTGATATAATCCGCAGGGATAATATTCCCCGCAAAGCTTAAGCCGACCTCATTAACCCTTTGAGCGATAATTACATTATCCACCTCATCCCCAGCATCTACAGCTTGTTTGATAACCCTAAAGATAGTAGAATGCAAAGGGGAACCCTCTGAGTAAAAATCCTTATGACTTATAAAGTTGGATATTTCAATCAAAGACTGAGGATCTTTTAGAAGCCCAGCTAACAACTGCTTCTCTAATTCATAGCTATAAATCATTTGTCAACCCCCTGATCAGATTTAGATTTTACCAAGTAGTCCTCTAAAGCTTGCTGCAAGCCAAGCTCCATAATCACAGAATCGAACTTGGTATATATGACTGGCTCTCCAGATTCATTCGCCACAACCATAATAAGACCCTTGTAACGTTCTGAATCTCCAGAAATTTCGTATATCTTCTCTACTAAACCTTCTGGAATAGAAAATAAATTATCTTGCTCATTCATAAGTAAATATCTCTGTCCTCGAAAAACGATGTAGTAACATCATCGTTTGGGTAGATCTCAACTAGATTTATATCGTTCATTTCACAGAAGTCCAGCTTTTTTTGATCCCTTTTTAATTGATCTAAATATTTAAGCCTATTCTTGTGGAAGTGTTTCACATACTTCGTATGTTGCGCCCCTTGAACCTCTATAGCTATCCTTTTATTGGCGTTATAAAAATCTAGAGACAAACGACTGCCGACTATCCTAAACTCCTCAAATACTATATCCAAGTGCCAATAATTCCTTAAGAAATCCTTTACACCTTTTTGGAATTTACTCCTGCTGGAGCCTTCCCAATCTATGCGATATTTTTTAGGGTTTTTTAAATTACGGAGTTTGCCGTCTACAGTGTAGAACTTCATTAAGTCTTAACCTAACTCCTCAATAGCGTTCTTAAAATAAGAAACAAGGAACTCACAAAAGCCTTCATTACCTTCTATGAGCTTAAATAAATTATTTTCGCCTTGAATTTTCTCTGGTAAATCAAAATCCGTATCCTGTAGAACCTCTTTGAAATCTTCTGTGATACTCAACCAAGCCCCGCTCTTCTTAACGAACTCCCAAGCCAAGAGCAGGTCTACTATTTCTTTCTCAATCCATATCGACTTACCTCCTTTTTGCCCGTATCTAATAGGATAGCTAATAGAGGTGTTTGTCTTTTCGTTGGGAGATTTTTTAACAGTGACTTTAGCGAAATGACCTATAGGAGGGTTAGTCTTAGAATCCATCTTCTTCACTGATGCATTCCGTAGAATAGCGTCTCCATTATAGCGAGGCTCAAATTGAATAATCCAATTAGCAAAGTGAAGTAAAGCGTTACCTCCTGTAGCTGTAGTCTGTCTTACTGGAGCTTTCGTATACGGATCTAGCTTTATATCCGCTCTTACTTGAGAGATAAAAATAGCCATATGACCTCTTTTTTGCAGAGCTATGGACATTTTCTTCATGAAGACGCCAGCAATTACAGCTCCCCCAGCGACTTTAGTAGAATCCTCAAAATTCTTACCCACATCATTCTTGGGAATTAATCCATCTACAGAATCAAGCACGAAACAATATTTAGCTTTGTCATCATTAAATTGAACTAACCTCCTCATTAGATCTACCACGATCTCATAAATGTTGGACTCGAAAACAAAACAAGTGCCGTCAACCCACTCGTCAGCACTAAACACGAAATTAATACCGGAACGCTCCTTCATCTCTGGAGAGAGCCTCCCTTCAGCTTTAATAAAAACACCTCGCGTCCCCGGCATCTTTAAAAAGTTCCTCATCACCTCCAATGATTCAGAAGTTTTACCCCCTTCGTTCATGCCCACAAATCTGTGTAGTCCGGGTCCGAAACCTCCGCCCAACTGCAAGTCAAATTCTAAAGAACCACTTGAGACCTTGTAATTAATCTCCTCCTCAAAGTTATAATGATCTTCTTTAGTTTCCTTAAGGAAACCCTTAAGCATTGTATTTGGATTCTGTTCTTTACTCATCTAAAAAATCTTTTAATGTTTTCTTCTTTTTGACAGGGGCGAAATCCTCTCCAGATTTCTCACCCAAAATATACTCTGGATACCTAGATTTGTCAACCACATAATTAAAAGCTCTGAACTTCTTGTCAAGCGCTTTTTTCAACTTAGGACTGACTAGGTAAGTTAAGGAGTCAAACTTCTTATGGAAATTGACCACATTCATGAACTCTAGGGAGTATCTCTCACACAAAACATTCAAATGCTTCATTTGAGCTTTGTAAAAAACCCTCTTACCAGATTCAGGATCAATAACTAGCCTTTCTAAGATATCTATTTTGCTAATTTTTACTTTAGGCTTCTTCTTAGCTTTAAAGAAATGGCCACACTTACATTTTTTAGCCCTTGATCCAACTACAGCGCCACAATCTGGACATTGCTTTTCTCCTACTGCCATAGAGGGAGTTTAATACAAGTTCAAATCATTGGCAACCATTTTCCTCACAAGACCAATAAAATCTGTTTTAGGTTCCCAACCTAAGTTTTGACGAGCTTTAGAAGAATCGCCTAAGAGCAGCTCAACTTCGGCGGGTCTATGAAATTCTGGGTTGATCTTCACAAGAGTTTTCCCTTCGTGTATATATTCTTCTTCTATCCCTTCCCCAACCCAATGGCACTTTTCAACTGCAAAACCCGCAAAATTGAAAGCCTCCTCTACAAACTCTCTAATAGTATGGGTTTCTCCTGAAGCTAAAACGTATTCCTCTGGGGAGTCTTGATTTAACATTTTCCAAATGCCCTCAACAAAATCTTCAGCATCTGACCAGTCTCTCTTAGCTTCTATATTCCCCAATTCAAGAGGTCTAAAGCTGCCTGAATGATACTCTTTTTTAATTCTGGCTACATTTTTAGTTATTTTCCGAGTCACGAATTCCTCGCCCCTGCGAATCCCTTCATGGTTAAATAACCAACCTTGAATAACATATAAATCATAAGAGTCTCGCCAAACTTTTATTAATTGTCTAGCAGCAGCTTTAGATGCCCCGTACGGACTTCTTGGGCGTAAAGGATGAGACTCTGATTGTGGAGAATGTAAGACATCTCCAAACTCTTCTGAAGAGCCAGCTTGGTAGAATCTACAAGAGGGGTGATGAATTCTAATAGATTCAAGTATATTCAAGACTGAGGTAGAATTAGTCTCCCAAGTTTGCAAAGCAAAATCCCAACTGCTACCCACGAAACTCTGAGCAGCTAAATTGATGAAGTAGCTAGGCTTTAAGCTTTCTACTGTTCTATAAATGAGATTGGAATCAGTTAAGTCAAAATTAATCAATTTAAATCTATCACTTTTTACGTGCGAGATATTTTTATGATTATAAACGCTTAAACGGCGAACACACCCAAAAACAACAAGGTTTGTATTCTCCAGTAAAAAATCTACCATATGGCTCCCATCTTGGCCAGTTACACCAGTGACAATAATACACTCTCTATTATCTAACCATTTTTTAGCGTCTTCTATATTCAAAATGTCTATATGATCGATTTTTTTACCGTAATATGTTTCTTGTAGATTACTCATTTTATCTTATTGGGTAAGATTCCCTTAATAATTTCGCATATTCAAAATCTATTCCTTCCCCAGTGTAAGTCTGGAGAAGCTCGTTATTTAAAAAGCGCCGACCATGATAGTAGTCTATATCATGATAGAAGAAAAAATTAGATTTGTCAAGTAGAAAATTTAATACCGAGTATCTAAAGATGTGATCCCCCCACCTTCGGTTGTAAAATCCTAAAGTTTTATCAATAGACTCATAAATAGAAAGATACCTTGCAGATCTAAAAAAATTTAGGTCTAGAACCTCAAAATTTGTATAGTACACCTTATTTTTTTCTTCATCAGGAAAGATATAATCTTTTCCTAAATCATTTTTAATAACTTTTTGTAAAGATTCGTAAAAATCTAAAGTGGCGTTTGGGTGGTCTTTTTGGATATTAACATATCCATAGACAGCGTTATTTTCATGCAGTTTATCAAAAACGTTGTAATTGATCTCGTTTAAGATGTAAGAATCCGTGTCTAATCTCCACAAATACCTGTATTTTTTTAAAAAACTCATTTTAAAAAGACCTCCAGAGTACATCCTACACATATGCCTATAACCTATAGAAAAATATTTGCCAGAGTCTCTGTGGATTTTTTCACAGTGAGGTAATTTATTAGGTATCGATTCATGCCCATCTATATGGGGGATGGTGAATTCCACCTCATGAAAAATCAAATTATACGAAGATAGTAAATGTTTTTTTTCTGATTCTGGAAAACCTTTCTCATGTAGACATATTACGTCACAAGGGTAACGATTTAAATAACTGCTAGAAACGGATGATATACTTTTCCTAAAAGTTTTTATATCCTCTTCTGTATTATTCAGTAAATAAAGTATGCAGTTCATCGCCGTAATTTAAATCCTATTTGATAATTTTCAAAAATTATATCAGCTCCAATATCTTTCATGAACTCTTTTACATAAGTTCCTTTACCTGTTTTACCATCTGTAAAAAACGCATCATGATCGTCTACGACAATAATAGTTTCACTTTTAAGCTTATCTATCACCGAGCATAGTTCTTTGATATGGTGCAATTGAGAAGGATGAGGGTTTTGTTTTTCTATGTCAAAAGAATCCAAATATAATAGGTCTATGTTTTGGTTTCCGGGTAAACCCCACAAAAACTTGACAGAATCCTCACAAAAAACCCTAGTTTTATCTGATGTCACACTATTAGCGTAGTTGACATTGTCCTTATTAATATCTACAGACAAAAGTTCTCCATCATAAAAATTTATAAATTGGTCAAATATATAAGTTGAAGCTCCGTCGTCTCCGAAACTTAAATGACCATGATCTCGCCTTGTTGTCCCCGTCTCTATTATATCAAAAAATGATTTATTAGAATTTTCCAACATCTCAAAAACCCGCAGAAAGTTGTCAGCTCGATTTCTGACTGGATTCATCGAGTGGCTTGGAGTTAACATTTTTTTGTAATATAAATCTTTAAACACTTCAGAAAATTTACTCATAAACAATACCTTTCTAGCTTTGGTTGGTAGGATTCAATTACATTTTTATGTCTGTTATACACTTCCCTAACGTTTTTATGATTACTTTCTAAAGCCCAGCCATGAGTGACGTTGTTCTCTCTAGTCGGACCCCAGTTAGGGTCAGATATGATATCAATATGATAATAACCGCAGACCTTTTTCAATTCTTTATAAACTCTATAACATAAATCATGATCATCCATATCTAACGGAGCGAAAGATTCATCAAACCCTCCCATAAAATCAAAAACTTTTTTATCTATAGCCAGAGGTCCACGGTTGACACAAGATCTGATGATGAAATTATCTCTATCAGGAAAAGTTTCTTTGTTTGCGTGGTCAATATGATTTAAAATATCACACCATGAATCACTCCTCAAAAAGTCTTCTGAAATATGCTTAGAATTAGGGTTTATCTCCCAGTTATGAGAGCATCTAGCAGAGACAGCAAAAACATCATCGAACTTAAATAAAGGTTTTAAAATTCTTTCGTTCCAACCCCGCTCGTTAATTAACATATCTCCATGAATTATAATGATATGATCTCCAGAACTGTTTTGAGCCACTATATTGTTAGATTTAGTTTCAAAAATATTCGGAGCAGTTAGTTTTTTAGTTCTTATCTGTTCGTTTTTCTTTATGAAGTCATCTACATACTCTTCAGTTCGATCCGTACATCCATCTATCATTATAATCAATTCGTAATCTCCAGTAGAATTCACCTTAATTCTATCGAGGACTTCTTTGATTATATTCTCCTGATTATGTATTGTCAAATTTAAGCTATGCATTGCATTGGATGTAATTTCTCAGTAAATCGCTCGTTGGTATCTTATATTTCACAACTAAATTAGTCAAGATACTTTGGTCGTGTCTATGGTCAATAAACCCATGTAAGTTTTCTTTGCCACAAATATTATCGGCATCAGTGATAATATTTTCGTTACACGCATAATACGCCCATTCCTGAATTAATTTAATAGATTTTTCTGTTTTTTTAATACAAATTATACCACATTCTATTTGAATAGCTGAATAATACTCTTCTGTATCGCAATTCATAAAATAAAAACAATCTCTTTTTGTATAGTCGGATTGTTTGAACCTTCCAGATGTTATTAAAATGTCATTTTTTATCATGTAATCATCTAACTCTTGATCGGGCGTATTTATAAAAGCATCTCCGCTGTCCATATACAAAATACAGTCTCCATCATTTATTCTGTTTAGTAAATCTAAAATGATGAAAGGTTTCCATAACCAATAACCACAACCTCTTTCCTGCGATAATATTGAAGTATGTTTCTTATAAAAATTCGATTGGGGCAACAAATCTAAATCAACACTTTCTATAGATTCAAAGTATTTGAATTTTTTGGCTTGTTTTTCTATGTTAAATCTTTTTTCGTGAAAATTTTTATCACAGGCTGAAATTAAATATTTTTTCATTTTAATCTAGACTCTACATATTCCATATAATCAATCACGCTCATATTTGTAAGCTTATCGTAAAGGTCGCAGTTATGTTTGAAAAAACTATTCGAAGCTCCAGAATCTTTATGCCTGATATGCTCTAAGTGGTAAACGTAACTATTGGAGATATGATTGCATTTATACCCTAATATCAAAAATCTAAATTTTCTCTCTCTGTCTTCTGGACCATAAGAGATAAAATTTTCGTCCTCCATCCCACCTTTAATATAACTAGAAGTTCTGAAAACTTGACAGTGACCAGCGTATGTATCGGATATTTTAGAATTGGAATCTAAAATTTGATAAAAATCGTCATTACCTTCTATAAGATCTTTATGAGAAGATTGTTTAACCATCTTTTGAAAATTACCCAGTCCATAAGGGAACAAGAGGTCTAATCCGCCTTGACTCATTATTAAATTTAATTTTTCATAAACTTCTAATTCTAAAATGACATCTAAGTCATAATTTATAGTGTAAGCGGTCTTGACTTGTTTAAGCATGGTATTCAAGTACTTCGTTCTATGGAAAGGCTCATCTTCTTTTAAATTTTCATGAATATATTTTATATAATCATGATTGATATCAAAAATTGATGGCACAATATTAGAGCCTACTTCGTATATAATGATATTCGTATCTAAGGTTCGATGCAAAAAATCTAAAACTATTTTAGCATTATTTTTTCTATCTTCACTTTCTATTTTTACCGGAATAATAAAAGTGAAGTCTTTTAAATTAATTTTATTCATAACGTATCCAATCTTTGGGGAACAAATCTTTAGGTGTGATATTCGACCCTATATTATTAGAATACACTTCAGTAAACCATTTTTTAGGATAAATTACTATTTTATTTTCGTGGTTATTTAGATAAGCAGACCACCAGCTAAATGTAGAATTTACTATTATGTTATTTTCACATCTAGACATAAGGCTCAAATCTTGATAGGAATCTTGGTCCTCCACATAAACATAATTAATTATTCCTATTTCTTCGCAAAAATTTGAACTCTTAATGCTATCTATCTCATCAGAAAATATTAGAAAGGTTTTATCAAGACCAACCCAATTAACAGCTTTCTTAAAATACTCTTTAGATTGTTGGGGGTGTGCATATGAATGTGTTAAATAATCTCCACGTCTAATATGTATAGAGCATGAATTTTTTAAATACGAATCATATTTAGATTCAGTTTTTAAATGGAATAAGCCCTTAATATCGTTTTCGAAATCATCGAAATATCTTAAACTCTGAAAATAACCATCCAGATAAATAGAGCCTTCCACATTAGGTATTTCATTATAACTAAAAGAAGGCTCATTATATTTAACTATTTTATCTTCGATGAAAATGTCATTCTCACAGAAATCTAAATCCTGAAAAATAGTATTTAAATAATTGTCTAAAGGTTCATGGGTGGATGGCGAATATATTTTTTTACTCAATTGCAAATCTTTGTCAAAGCGTTTGGCGTAAGCAAAAGCTGTTGATATCTGAAATAAAGTATTGCCTAATCCTGAATTTATATGTACGAATGTTTTATTCTTCATGAAAGTTGGTGAATTAAGCAAGTGAAATATAAAGATTTATAATCTATGAGATTTTTATCTAAAGTTTTATTACAGAATATGTTATTAGAATTGTATGAAAAATCATTATGCCAAACAATATTTTCTTTATCAAAGTAAATATCTATACCTTTATTTTTTAATCTTAAAGAAAAATCAACGTCTTCGTTATGTCCAAGACCTTTAAACATTGCGTAAAATGGAATAGTGTCATCCCAAGATATCTCTTCCATAAGACTCTTTCTAGAAATACAAAAACAGCCAGATTGATAGAACGTGACATCTGTAGAGCGAAAATCATAATTGACCATTTTATGATTAGGTAAATACGTAGCCCGGTCCCAATACCTACTACCATCAGGTAATAAAACTTTATTTCCCATAATGCGCCAATTCGGATTGTAATTATTAAATTTTAAGAATTTTTTATACCAATCACTTGGGAATACAACATCATCATCACAATGAACTAAAATATCACCTTTGGAGTTCTCAGTGCATATGTTTCTTCTTTTACCTAAAAACTCAACATATTCGTTGTCTTCTATAAATACAGCGTCTAAATCTGAGAACTGATCTATGTTGTTGCCGACTACAATAATCTCATATGGGTCTACTGAAGAAAAGTTTCTGTGTATAGACTTGATACACAGGCGTAATTTATCTGGTCTATTTCCAGTGGTTATAATGCAGAAAGATATAAGCATGCTAATGCATGATTATAACCTAAACCTCTTCTTCTTCAACAATTTCTTGTATGCTCTCCAAGAAAGGGAAAGCATTTAATAAATCTTGATGATCGGCAAAACCTTCATCATCCCAAGCCCACTCGCTGTAAACTTCTTCTTCGTCCCAAGCTAAGACCTCATTAGAAACCATTTTACTCACAGGCTTTTTAGACCAAAACTTGCAGCTCCAATAACGAGGAGTAGTCTTATCTTTTGCTGTATCGCATTTATGTCTAGCTCTAAAGCTACGACGACGAGCTGGATCATCTCGTTTGATCTCCATGTTAGGATCACCAAACTTGACCATGATCACATTACCAGTCTTGGGGTTTTTTACATAAACGCCATACTTCTTTTTGCCACCTTTTAATCGGAAAGGCTTATTTAAAGTCTTTTTTTCTGCTTCTGTATACTCAAGATCTTCTGTTGAATCATCTTGTTCCCACTCATTAGCTCCAGCTTTAACTAAATCAAGATGAGCAATATCGAACTCAATATTAGCGAAATCAATAAAAGCTTCTCCCTCTTTCTCAAGATAATACTCTTCGGACCCTTTTGCTACATCTTGATCAGCAGCGCGATAAGATTTTTTAACTTTCCCTCCCCTGACCATTTTAAGGAATGTATTTACACGCGCCATTGCCCACTGGCCTCTAGTCTTGCCGGGGCGATGACTAGAAGAAAATGCTCCAGCGCCACGACGATAAATCTTCTTAAGCTGACCTAAAGTAACCTTTTTAGAATGTTTATCATTATGTTCTTTAACTTTATTCTTTAAAGCCTTGATGACTTTTTCTGAGAAGGTGATAGATCCGCCTTTTCCACCCGCAGAGCCACTTTTATTTTTGTCAGAACCTTTTTTTCGTTCAGAAGGTTTCGCTGGTGTTTGCGCTCCACTTTTGGGTCCACCACGTTTCGCGGCTTCACTTAATGCCAAAAGTTCTTTAATTTTCTTAGAAAAGTCCAACTCCATTGTATTTTTCTTTACACTTATTTTAAATATAAATGAAATTAACCTTCGCAAGATTTACATTCCATTAAGGATCTGGAAAGTTCCTGACTAGGGTTAGCGCTCCTTTGATAGTATAAACCTTTCACGCCATTCTCCCAAGCGTAAATCATAAGCTGATTGACCTCTTTCATGGGGGATTTAGGAGCCACCATAATATTTAAAGATTGACCTTGGTCTAAATACTTCTGTCTTTGAGCGGCTTGGATAACCACCTCTTTCTGAGATATCTCTTCAAAAGTTTTAAAAATATCTTTATCTTTATCAGACATGAAACTCAAATGTTGAACAGACCCTCCCGTCTTCAAGACACTAAGCCAAACATCATCGTTATCTTTCCCGTACCCAGCCAAACACTCTTTTAAGTAAGGGTTTTTGTAAGTGAACTTGCCTTTAGCTAAGTTTTTGACAAAATAATTAGAATTCAAAGGCTCAATAGAAGGGGATACTTGGCCCAAAATAAATGAACTGCTCGTCGTAGGAGCTATAGCCAAAGTTGTTGTATTTCTACGGCCATAGTCTTTAGCGTATAAAGGACCACCAAGGAGTTTAAATAATTCTTCCGTAGCTTTATCGCTTTTCTTCCTAATTTCTTTAAAGATAGAGCTATTAGCTAGTTTGGCTTCCATACTCTCAAACGAGATCTTTTTACTTTGTAGGTAAGAATGCCAACCAAGGACGCCCATCCCCAATGCCCTATGGCGTTTAGCAAAGTTATGAGAAGCCTCCATAAAAGGAAGGTCTTTAGTCTTTTCAATATATTCTTGCATGACAGCATCCAGAAACATTGTCAAAGTTTCTATCGCATCAGTTTTGATGATCTCATCCCAACGGACAAGATTCAGAGAAGACAAACAACAAACAAAAGACTCATCTTCTTTAGATGGCAAACTAATCTCATTGCAAAGATTGGAAGCGTATATCTCCATACCTTTATCTTTGTAGCAATCGGGAGCCTGATTATTAGCTGTATCTTTGAAGAATAGATATGGGTAGCCTGTCTCAAACCTTTTCTTGATTACAGAAGCCCAAACCTGACGTTTTTCTGGATCTCCACTAATCATAGATTTCATCCATTCATCTCCGACTGTCACCCCAAAAGACATTTCTTGGATAGGATTACCTTCGCTCCTGATTCTCAAGAACTCTTTAACATCAGGATGATCAATTGGTAAATAAGCAGCAAAAGAACCTCGACGGACATTTCCTTGAGAAACTACAGCTGCCACTTTATCAAAAAGCTCCATAAAATGGACTGCCCCAGAAGACTCTCCACCAGAATTAATCTTTGCCCCCCGCGCCCTTAGATCACCAAAATAAGCAGAAGTTCCAGAACCATGCTTTGTCTGCATCCCTACTTCACTTTGTTTGGATAAAATCCCATCCATTCTGTCAGGCACATAAACCCCATTACAGGATATAGGCAATCCCCTCTTTCTGCCAAAGTTCGACCACACTGGAGAAGCCAGAGAATAAAATCCCTGCTCCATATAAGAAACAAACTTATCAGAGAAGCCTTCAATACCCAAATAACCTTGAGCTGTATTAGCTATATCCTTTATTCTTTCTTCTGGAGTCTCGCCTTTTAAGTAGCCCCTCTCAAGAAAAATTCTTGAGTCCTCATTTAGCCAATAATATTCAGTCATTAAAACAATTCTTCTGCGTTGAATGTCTGTGAATTCTTTGAGTATTCAACAGGTCTAGAGTAAAAGAAATCTGTAGCATTATTACCAAGCAGCTCCTCTTCAAACCAGATCGTATCTTTCAGCAGATTTTTGTCAACATCAAAAGCTTGTCTAAAGCCTATTTTATCTAAAGAGTCATTGATCCTATTCTTGATAAACTCTTTAAGGACGACAGCATTTAATCCTTTCTGCCGAATACCGTTGATCATCCAATCAACAATCTTACTCTCCGCTTCAAAAGCTTGACCAGCTTCATGCAGGATTCTTTCCTCTAACTCATCATCAAAAAATTCAGGATGCTCTTCACGGATAGTGTTAATGATTTTCATTCCGACCAGAGCGTGGACATTCTCTTCATTGCGGGTATATTTCACTTGTTGATCAGTATCTTTCAGAACATTTTTATTGCGAGCGAACCAATTTATGACGTAAAACTGAGAAAACAGAGACACATTCTCTACAAAAAGCGTGAACAGTATTAAAGCATAAACATATTGCTTCTTGTTGTTCTTGTAAAACTTGTGAGTGTATTTACGGAGGTAATCAACCCGACCTTGGATAAAGTCTAATTTCAAGTTCTGTTCAAAAACCTCTTCTAGACCTAGAACCTCAAGAAGCCTCTCGTAAGCGTTATTGTGAATAACTTCTACATTAGCCATTACGAATCCAAGATCACTCAAAGATGGGTGGGGCAAGTTATCTCCCAACTTGCTCCAGAACTTCTTAACAGCCACTTCGATTTGCCCAATAGCTGAAAGAGTGCGAACAATAATCTCACGTTCTTGATCATCGAGGTTAACATTAAAGTCTTGTATATCCGAAGAAAAACTGAATTCCTTATCGGTCCAAAAGCCATTGTGCATTGCTTCGATGAAATCTCCTGCCCAAGAATAATGGTCAGGCTTACGTGATACTTGTTCTTCAAAAATCATAACAGAGAGAGTTACACTTATACTCATAATTCCTCCAACCTCAAGCGGAAATTTATTAAATTTTTTTTCTTGACACAACTGTAATTTCCCATATAATACCGTTAGACGAGAGAGAAGCCTGAGGTTTCGTTCCCTTTATAGAAAAGCCTCTGAAAGAGAAATCGAAATCATGTTTGGTTA